AGCGAACGTCTCGAACTGAAGCAGACGATCTGGGATCAGATCACCGGACGAGTCCTCTTGGAGCAGGTCAGTTGGAACGATCTCGAGCGAGTTCAGATCGATGATCCCGTCCGAATCGGACACAGCACCGACCACGTCGTACACTTGGTTCTTCTTGATCGCTTGTGTCTGACCCGAGGCGATGTTCGAGCCGAGGATCTTCACGTTGTCGAACACACGCTTCTTCGTGTCCGAGTCCAGAAGCTGGTCAACGTCGTTGTACCAGAACTTCGTCGTTGGCGACGAGATCGTGAGCTTTAGATCGCGATGGTGAACTTCGTATCCGATCACGAGGCCACCGACCGACTGGCGAATCTTCCGAACGAAGATCACCCACGAGTCTTCCTTCGTAGCAGACGTGCCGCCGAGAACCGGCGCATCGTCGTTCATCGTGAAGATCTGTGGGTCCTTCATGCCGGTCGAGTAGTTCGGCATGTTCGTGGCGCCCATGACTTCCCACCAACCGTTCAGGTTGATCGGGCCAGATGCGCAGTTGTACGTAGCATTCGAGCGTGGCACGAGGGCACCGGACACTTGAGTGTCGATGATGAATGCATCGCCAGCAGCGAACAGCGTGCTGCCTTGCGTCACGGTGAACATCGGAACAGAGGCATTGAACCCAGACGGCTGAATGTTGTACGTGTCACCGACCGAACCAGTCGGGAACGAGCCACGAAGATTCGAACGAACAGCAAGAGTCAGACCATCGGCTTGAACTTCGACAGTGAACACTTCGCCAGTGAGCCAGTACCCGTTCGTGACCCAAGCCCCGTTCACAAGGCTGATCAAACCGTTACCGATGCCGCGCATCATCCGGTTGTAACGGAGGCCGAAGTAGTTCTGTTCAGCGACTGGTTGGAGACCTGAGCCGATGTCGCCAGGTGGGAACTTGTTCACGCCATCGATCGTGCGCGGCAGCGTTGCGTCGTAGATCCGTGAGTCGTCTTCTGGGAACAGACCCGGATCAGGGATCACGCCGAGCAGAGTGTTCGATGAATCGAGGACACGTGATAGCGGCTCGCCGTACCAGTGACGGTCGATCAAACCTTGCATCGCCGTCTTCTCTTTCAGCGAACCATCGCCAGCGCCGAGCACCGCGACTGGCACGCCGTTCTTGTCCTTGTACCGATCACCGCGGTTGTCTTCGATGAACTTCCGACGTGGGGCCGAGACGACGCCAGCGAAGTCAGCGTCACCAGCTGAGATGTGCAGCAGCGTGTTCACGACGCCCGAGGTCTTCAGCAATGGCTCGATCACTTCGTCGATCAGGCTCTTGCCAGAGACGGAGGTCGTGATCGTGTTCAGACCGATGCGGTACTTCATCACGAGGTCATCACCGAACAGCTTCACGTTCTCGTACTGACCGGATGCATCGTTCCAGTCGATGTACTTCGGCTGACCTGCGAACGTGCGGTTGATCGTCTTCAGACGAAGGATTGTTGGGTCCTTCAGCATGAATGTGTTCGCGTCCTGCCCGTTCACGATCCGGTTCTGAGCATAGTACGTGGACGGTGCCGAGCGACGAATGTGTTCGATCGATTCAGTGGCCGAGCCGTTCTGAAGCGTCGATGTCAGGCTGAACGTGCCAGTGAACGTCTCGACGTTCCCGATGGCTGATGTGTACGTGAGCGAGATCGTCTCGTTCACGATCTTGTTCTTCTGGATCACGATCGACCGGTTCGCCGACTGGCGCATCCAGAAACGGAACGTGCCGACTGGCGCATCGCTGAAGTCACCATCACCGAACACGATTGTGATCTGATCGTTCTCGCGAGTGTCGACTTCGAACTTCTTTCGTGACGAACGGATGTCGTTGAACACGAGGTTCTGTTCAGCGATCGTGTCGACCTGCTTCCAACGCTCAGCGATCGAGCCGTTCGTTGCGAGGTTCTGAACCCACACGTCGGTGTGGTTCACGTTCTGCGGAAGGAACTCCACGCGACGATCTGGGAGTTGATCGGTGATCTCGTAGTCGATACGAGTCAGAGTCCCTTGCTTCGTGAACAGCAGGAACCCAGTGTAGTCAGAGCTGTCGCCGATCCCGTCGTTCGAGTAGATCAGCGAGAGCGATGATGTCAGGTCCGGTTCGCGTTCGTACGGACCGTTCTCGTCCACATCAGCCGGGACGACTTCCATCGCGAATGATTCGATGCCAGTCGATGCCGTGTACGGGAACACGCCGTTCCGCAGAGCAGCTGGATCGTTCTTCAGCGAGTACAGGTCCATGACCACGTCGCCGATTTGAACCGTCTTCGACGGCTGACCGAAACGAGAGGCAAGGATCCGGTTCATCACGAGCGTGAACTGTTCCTTCCAGTTCGGGTTGTTCGGATCGTTCCAGGTGATCGTGATACCGGCAAGGTCGATGCCACGCGAGTCAACCACACGTTCAGAGGTCGAGATCGTGGTGAGCTTCACAAGGCCACGAACTGGAATGTTCCGTGTCGCCTTGTACGAAATCAGCTTCGCCAGACGAAGGATCGATTGCTTCCGTTGAGCAGTCGTGATGAAGTTCTCGTGTGCGACCATGTCGACACGGTACGCAAGTTGCTCAGCAACGTACGCGAACATCTCGAGCATCGCGATGAATTCAGAGCTCTGAATGTAATCGTTGAACTGTTCTGGGTAGTACGTGCGGGTGTAGTCGATCAGCGATTGCTTGATCGAGTCGAAGTCATAGCTGACGAAGCTGACAGCCGCGAACGCCTGATAGATCTTGTCCCAGGATTCTGCTGTGTACGTTGTGCGAAGTGCCATGTTCTACCCGTTGATCGTGTCAGGTATTTATGTGAACCAAGAACGAAGTCAAGGGCCACTCAAGGATGAGGTACTATCCAACTGTCGCTGGATCAGGATGTGAAGGCGACGATTCAACCATCTTTACCTTACGAGGCCATATGGACACAAGCAAGACTTTCATCGTTGGCGGCATCAAGAACATTGCCACCGGAGCCTGGTGGCTCACATCGACTTCGCGTCCGATTCAACGTCGGAGGTACGAAGAAACGCAAAAGACCAAGAACCCGTTGTACGGGAAGGTTCCGAAGTACGCGAAGACGCCATTCCGCGAAGCATACATTCAGTACGGTGACGCCTGCTTCAAGCACGTCGTGTTCGCACGGTTCAGCACTCAAGAAGAAGCTGACAATGCCAAGGCCGAGCTCATCAAGACATATAGCAAGCTTGGCATCGAGATGTACTAAGTGGGCAACTTGCCGTCCGGAATCGAACCCTTCCGGACGAGCCACATCCGCGCCGAACCTGGGCGCGACCGGAACCCGAAGCGGGCGTAGAACTTTTTCAGCGACGCGACCTGCTCCTCTTCCGACTTCCCAGTGCCGAAGTTCGCTCCCATCCCTGGAACAGGATCGAGGAAGATCAGTTCGGCTTCCTTTGCTTCTGGCGTCTCGAGGAAGTGTTTCATAAGCTTCGAACCAACGCCTTCACCAGGCGTGTTCGCAACGATCTCCTTGAGCTCAAGGACCTTCTCGTAGTCGTACCCATTCGGGAGATAGTCCTCGTCCTCTTCGTCAGCGAGATCGGTCTTCCAATCGAAGTGAACGAACCCATCGTCACGAGTGATTGCCTGCTCAGCAAGGAACTGTTTGAACGTGATCATCATGCGCCTACAGGGAAGTCGAGACGAAGAGTTTCCTTGACGTCAAGCTGGATGTACTCGATGTCGACCATCGCGACGATCGCATTGTTGTCTGGAAGAGCCATCACTGCAATGTCGATCAGACGGACGCGCGGGTCGTACTCCATGACCATCGTGAGATCGTCCTTGATCACTTGAATCGAGAGTTCGTCCAGCGGTTCGAACGCCATCAACGGGATCCGTGTTCCGAACTGTGGCTGCATCACTCGCTCGCCTGGGATCGTGTAGATGTGGTTCAGCAGATCGCGCTTCACGGTCTCAATGTCGATTGTGCTGAACGACCGTCCACGATTTTCTTCTTGAGCTGCGGTGCTGAACCCACGATAGATTGATGTTCTCAAAGTTGTCATGTCATGCCTTCCAGTTCTTGCCGCGCGTGCCAGTTGTTGCCGGTCGTGTCCAAGGCTCGTGCGATGGTACGACCTTTGGTCCAACAGCACACGGTGCTTCTGCAGCCCCAGGCCCGTTCAAGTGGATCGCTGATCCAGTTTGAAGGATCGTCCCAGCCGCGAGGATGTTCATCCCACCACCAGACGTGATGTTCACGCCGCCGTCGCCAGAGAGTGAAACGTCATCGCACGCTGACATCCGTGCGTACCCCGCCGCACGTAGATTCAGGTTCTGACCAGCGCTGATGTTCACGGAGCCGAGCGCTTGAATGTTGAAGTCAGCACCCGCCGACATGCTGATCGACTCAGCACCGAACACGTGAACGTGTCCGTCCTTGTCCATCTCGAACCACGACTGACCGCCAGCAACTGAAACGTAGATCCGTTCGTTCGCATCGTCGAAGATCACTTGGTGCCCTTCGGATGTCTTGATCCGAACACGAGCGTACTTCGGGTTGTCTTGCATGATGATCGCGTGCCGACCCGGCGTCGTGATGCAATACGTCTGCGGATCGAGATCACCAGCCTCCTTCTCAGGAGCCTTCACAACGCGAACATCGTACCCTTCGTCCGGTGTCTTCTCGTCGGCTGGCTGAGCGACTTGACGTTCATACGCGCCACGAGTCTTCGCAATCGACGAGGTTAGATCACCGAACTGCGCCTTCAAGTTCGAGAGCGCCGGCTCGATCGGACCGTACGAATCAGTTTGAAGTTCGCCAGCCGGAGTGTTCCGGCCAACTGGCAGCGAACGGTTCCCGTGCTCACGGAACAACGAGCCGAGGTACACACGCTGGTTGTAGTCGTTGTACAGGAACGCGATCAGCACCTGAGCGCCGACCTTCGGGATCGCCCAGAACCCGTACGACACAGGACCATCGGACACGCCACCGCCACCACCCGGATACGAGTTCGCTTGGCCGGCGAATGGGGTGAGGTACGATGCCCATGGGAGAGTTTCGATGTCGACCCGATCGCCGTCGATGGCTGGGCACCACACTCGAAGCCGCCCCATCTCTTGAGGGTCAGCTGTGTCAACGACTACGCCTTGGACGATTGGTGTGTTCATTTGTTCTGTACTTTGTCGGTGCCGCTGGCACCGTAGACGTTATGGGAGTACAACTCAATCTCTTGAGTGAACTGGTGACCCTGAAATACGTTCGAGAGCTTGAACACGACGTAGTACTGGTTCTCGAGAACGGAGCTTGTGTACTCTGGACCCTTCTGTTCATTCGTTCTGAAGTCGACGGCTGGTCCCTTCACGTTCACGCGAACGAACACCGGGGCAACTGCGTACGACTTCTCAGACAGATTCGACTTCACGACGAACGAGTTCCCTTGCTGCTCGAGCTTCGGGTTCTGCTTCAGAATTCGAGCTTCGAGGTCAGCGCGGTACTGATCGCGCGGCACAACGCCAGTTGTGGCACCTTCGTTGCCAGTCTGCCCACCACCACTTGGGTGCCCGAGCAACTTCCCAACGTTGAACTTGTGCATGATCAAAGGGTTACCCTTGATCGTCAGAGTTGTAACGATCGGCGAGCCAGCGTAGAACATCGAGAGGTTCTGCGTGTACTGTTGCTGCTTCTTCGTCGTGTCTTCATCCTTCTTACCGACAGCGCC